GTCGGTCATTGTGAGTCTAAGCTGTCCAACAATCGTTTCCGGTCCCATGTTAAGAGCACGGATTGTTGACGGGTAGAGCGAGTTAATGTCAATGGAACCGACGTATTCGTGAATTCCTTTTTTGGGATAAGCAACATAGGCACCTGCGGCTTGCGTGTCTTCATCTGTGAGTCTTTCTTTACGGTTAGGAACTACCATGCCACGTTCGTGGGCTTCATTAATAATCGCTTGCTCAGTCACTGCCACAGCACCCATTGTGGTTTGCAGCAGCACAGTGTTTTCATGTGCTAGTGTATTTGCCAAGTCTAGGAACTTGAGTTTCTTATCTAGCTTGGCCAGCAACACAGTATCTTGACGGTTGTAGTCAATAAACGTTTTGAAGTTCTGATTGTAAAGTTGATCGAGGGTACCCTCGTATTGTGTCTTGCGCTCGTCTAGTTCGTATTCACCAATAGCATCCAAGCTATAACTATGGCGTTCTTCATATGTGTATTTGCGATACAATTGCATATAGTCCAGATGCACACGACCCACTAGATCAAATGTTAAACTTTCTGTACCGTAACGCTCAAACATACGCTGCTTAGGCAATTGCCCCCACAAGCAGAAACGTCGAGTATCGTCCTTGCTTAAGATTCGAGTAATACGCATAACAGTATACGGAATATCGAAACCTTCGGAGTTCCAGCCACTTAGTGCATCGGCATCTTCGATTAGGTCGAGGAACATTTTTAACATGTCCTCTTCCTTTTCAAACACCAAAGTGTTTTCAAACTCTCCTGCAATTTCTTGTGCTGTTTCCATACTCATGTGGCGTGGAGGAATAACCAGTGTAACTAGTTGTTCTAACCAGTCAAGGTACACAGAAATAGCAGTGATTTTGTTAAAAGGATCGTCTGGTCGACTATAACCCTTAACTGGATCAAAGTCGACCTCAATGTCGAAAAATGCTGTTTGTAGTTTAGGTGCGTCCTGACCTTTGAAGTTGTCTTCTAAACAACGAAAGATAGGATTGATGTCTGACTCATAAAGTTGCTTGCCTGAATGCATGCGAACTTCTTTGCGGAACTCTTTGTTGTTCCTGGTACTGAATCTACTAACTGGATTGCCAAAGATGTTTTGGAATTTACCGCGTGGGTCGTCGAAGTAAAACACATAGTTAGCAGGAAACTCTTGATAAATCCTCTGCCCATTCTTGCGTTCTACAACATGGATGCGATCGTGCTCACGATCAAATAGTGCGTCTACGTAACTCATTTATCTCCGTTTATGGCCGGTAAGCCGTGGTACATGCCCGTAACGTGGGCGAGTCGGTGAAATTAAACTTCACGTTTAGTTATCACTTGATCAATAAGACCGTAATTTAATGCTTGCTCTGCTGACATGAATGTATCGCGATCCATGTCTTTCTCAAACTCTTCGTAGGTCTTGCCCTTTGAATTGTGCTGAACATAGATTTCGGTCAGTCGCTTTTTCAAGTAAGTGATTTCTTTGTAGCTGATTTCAATGTCGCTTTGCATGCCACGTGCGCCACCCGATGGCTGGTGAATCATGTGTCGTGCATTTGGCAACATTTTACGTTTGCCCGGAGCACCTGCTTGTGCTAGCAGTGATCCCATAGAGCATGCTTGACCCATTACAATAGTTTGCACATCGGGACGAATAAACTGCATAGTGTCGTAAATGGCCATACCGGCAGTTACTGATCCACCAGGAGAGTTGATATACATGTAGATATCACTCTTTGGATCTTCGCTTTCAAGATAAAGCATTTGTGCAACAATCAAGTTTGCCATTTGATCATGCACTTCACCTTCGAGCAAAATAACACGATCGCGAAGCAAGCGTGAATAGATATCGTAGCTACGTTCGCCTTTGCTGGTTTGTTCCAGCACCATTGGGATTAATGCCATATTCAACCTTACAGAGTTTTACCGACAGTTTCAAGGATTGTTTCGAGCAATTCGTGGTCTTGCTTTTCTTTGCCAAACTCAGCTTTGTGTGCTAGCTTGATAGCCTTTTTGAGCACAGCAGGTTTGATTTCTAATTCTTCTGCAACAGCTTTAATAGTGTCTGACAGACCGCCTTGGAGGGTATCAATCTCGTGCATTACTTGCATGCCTTCGTTGATAATTTGGGTGAGTTTGATCTTTTGATCGCCGTTAAAAGTTTTTTCGCTCATAGAGTTCTCCGTAAAATTACTATTATACAGAGATAGTTTACAAACGCAATAGCTTTGGTGAAAGTGCTACACTTTAGGATTCCCGGTAGCGAATCGGGCCGTCCTGGGCAGTAGCCTCCCCACACTTACGGTAACGAGTACCGGTCCTAAGGGTGTTCTTTTAATCTTTTCTACTGGCTTCGATAGCAGCTAATCGGCGTGCTAAATCCTTGATGTCAACTGGTTTAGACTTTTCCTGCTCTCTAGCTTTTTGGCCTACCCGAGCAACCATGTCCTGATACTTGTCGCTATATTTGGCTTCTGGGTGGTCAGTCTTGGATGTTTTACCATCTGATTCTAACGGCATTTCTTCTTGGCCGGCTAGGTTTCTTAAAGCATCTGCGTTATACATCTGATTTCTCATCGCTGGATCAGTCGCAAGTTTTTTAGCCATCTTAACTGATACATCTCTATATGGGGCGTCGACTGCCTTTGATGTATTGATTCTTCTGCCTGATTTGATATTAGGCTCTAGTACCGTAGGTTCGTCAAATCCAAGTTCTTTTTGTCTCGGTTGTAATTGCTGGGCCATTTGATCGATAGCAGCACTCGGTGCAGGTGGTGCCAAGGTTTTTGCCATTTGCCCAATGGCGTTTGAAGTTGTAGGTGCAATCTTCTTGGGTTCTGTTTTGGCTTTCTTTGCAACAGGAGCAATAGGCTCAGTTGTTGCAGTAGGTGCAACTGCTGGTGTAATAGCAGTATCTGTTTTAGATTTTTTCTCTGCTTTGCGCCCGGACATTGCAGCAAGTTTCTTTTCTAACTCACCGTTGACATTTTGTAATTGTTGCAGTCTACTTGCTAGAGTAGAGTTTTGATTTTCAAGACCTTTAATCTCTTGCTCTTGCTCTTGGTCGATTTTGGCTATTTGGCCTAGCATTTGGTCTTGCTTGCGTTCAGCTTGACGAAGTTGATCAAAACTTTTTGAGTCTTGATCTTGACTGCGCATGAAGTCTTTGGCCAGTGCTTCAATGCCTGTGCCCGCTGTGGGGAAATCGGCCTTGGCACGAGAAATAGCTCTTTGCAAAGCTACATCTTTTACTTGCGGTTCAAGGTCATCTTCTTTTTTTTTATCTGCTTCCGCCACGCTTTCGTCCAAACCGCCCATTTGTTCGGCATATTCATATGCTTCTGCATCATCCAAGAATGGTCCTGCTACTTCGTGGCGTCTATAATCTTGTCGGATCCATTGCATAACTTCATCAGGAGTCAAGTAACTCATGTAAGCAGTGCCCCAGTTATGAGGTTTATTGCCTTCGCCGCCCTCTTCTCTCCACTTGCCACCGTCTTTGCTTATTCTGCCAATCCAGCCGCCGTCGCCTTCGCGACCAATGTAAACATAAAACTCAGTGCTGCCTTCCGAGCCTTCTGCCACCCCTTGGCCTTTATCTTGTTCTGCTTTCTTGGCAGCTTCGCGCTTCTTGCGGAAGATTTCACGGAAGTATGCATCGTCGTCTTCCTGACTGTAAGGATAGTCGCTTGGAGCACTACGACGTTTTGCCGGGGCATTTCGTGCTGCATAATAATCTTCATCACTGTCAAAGTTACGCGGATCAACTTCGTTTACTTGTTTTTTATCTTCAGCTGACTTGTTCATTTGTAAATCTAAATAAGCAGTTACTAAGTCGCTGTCAAAATCTTCGTCGTATGCAAACAAAGAGTGAGCACGTTTACGACCTAAATCATTTACTGCTAGATCAAACGCATAGTCTAACACTTCGTCGGCTGCACCAGTAGTGTCTAGATTTGGTGCTGCTTTGAAAATTTGATATGCCAACTCTTCGGCATAGTTAGGGTTAGGCGTGCGGCTGTCGTCTTCAAATAAGTTAAGTAAATTCATTATGCTTCCTCGATGTAGTCTGCCGACTGGTCTGTTTTTTTGCAACGTGCCATATACATTTCCATGGCCATACTAGCGTGATCTAAGTTTTTAAAGCGACTGGGCAAACGTCTGTTGCCATGGCGAATCTCAAACCCTGAGTGTTCGTCACCGTGGATTTCGCAAATTCTGCCATCTTCTAGTGTGATAGTTTTTACTGGAGCACTAGGTTGTGCTGCGTATGTAGGTTCTTGAATTGGTGCAACAGGAGTATCTGCTAGCGGTTCAGTTTCAGTTGGATCTTCGTCTAACTCTTTAAATTTAACAACTATGTCTCGATCTTGAGCTTTTGTGCCAATGTCTTTGTCTACTGCTTTGTCGCTGATATCACGATCTTTCTTTTTAGCAACAGTGTCTTCAACTGAATCCAAATAGTCAATAAAAGATTTCTTAACTTTGTCCAACAACTTCTCTTCGTTGGCTACTGCTTCTTCGATTGGCTCTTCTTCCGGCTCTTCTGACTCAGCACCAACAAAGTAACCTTTAGTTACAGCAGGTTTGTCAGGATTGCCACCTAGGATAGGACCGCCTTTGCCCGGCTTGAATAGTGCCGGCAATTGATGCACTGACTTTTGTTGTGCATTTTGGCTTCCGGTTGGCTCAGTGGGAGTAATACGGCCCTCAAGGATAGCCAGTCGTTTGACGATGTCGTGCATGGGATTAGTCATATTATGCTCTCTGATCTTTCAAGAAACTTCTCAACATCCAGCCGTGCTTGCCATGTGCATCAATGCGAGCGGCTAGAAAGTCCATGATACCTTGCTGATTCTCAGATTCTGCTACAGCAAAGGTTTCGTTTAATAGTTCAATCAGTTGGCTATTGTTTGCAGCCAATTCTTCAATCATGAGTCGGGCACGAGGAATTTTAGTTTGCCCAGAAATTCTTGACAGCTCAGAAAAACGTTCAAAGCTACCAGGTGCGTAATCATCTAAAATGCGTATAAACTCGGCTGTTTGGTCAATGGAGTTGTCATAAACTTCTTCGTAGATATCACCAAAAAACCCATGTAGTTGAGCAAAGTCTGGACCTTCTACGTTCCAGTGAAACAACTGAGCTTTGATTACAAAAGCATATTCAGTTGCTAATAGAGTTTTTAAACTGTCCGCGAGCATTTTTATTCCTTTTAAATTCCTTGGGCGTGTTAGGCGTAGGGTCTGTTGTATATTTACCTGACATTAAGTTTGCACCATTTCTTGATACCATGCCCAT